ACCTGTGGCATCTCCATAAGAAGCTGCCCAATTATCTCTTGATATATTACTGGTAACAATTGTAGGAAGTCCATTGTTAAATCTAGTGCGCAAAACGTGGTGGAGCATATTTCGTTGCCACCCTGAAAGGCTAGTGTGTTCTTTGCCTACATCGTCAATTACTAAAACTCGAATGTTATACGCAGGGTCTTTGCAATCTCCCAGCATACCTAAGTAGAGAGTTTCTTCAGCCTCTGTATGGTCTTCCATTAATTGGCCCTTTAAATCTAAGATTCCGTTAAAAGTGGAAAAATAGCAAGGGCGCACTAAAACTCCATTATTGGTAGGGCCAAAAGCTTCTATAGGAAACTCAGTCATCATCTCTTGGATTATGGCTAAAGCAAGGGTGGTTTTGCCTCTTCCTGGCTCTCCGTAAAAAAGGATTCCACGCCCACAATCAGGGTCTCCAATCTTTTGAACTATCTGACCTTCACGGACCGCCTCAAACCAGTCTGAAATCGGCTCCAAAGCCGTTTTAGGGGTATCTGTACAGTCCCTTAAGGTCCAGCCAAAACGGTTTTTTGGAATTCCTGCGGTTTGAAGCCAAGCACGGCGCCTAACCTTTTTATCAAAATCCTCTAACTTAAACATTTTTCTTACTCCTTCTAGCACGAAACCTAGCCAAAGACTCATCTGCTTGAACTTGAGCGGTCTCTAAGTCTTCAACGGAGTTGATACGTAATTTTGCCTGAGAGGATAACTCTGAATAGCGACTCATAAATATCTTCCATAGAGCATCTGCGTCAGAGTACTTTGAAAAGTTCATAGTGGCAAAATATATATTCATCATCTCGACCTCAATCTCACCGTTAGTGTCAAATTTCTTTCGGTTCTCTTCTAGAACAAAAGCAAACCTAGTCTTTCCTACTTGCCAAGGCTTGATGTGCCAAAGGCTGTGAACGCGGTTAGCAAACTCGAAAGAAACATCTGTGGCAGTCCAATCCTTAGGCTGACGAGTGCGTCTTTCTGTAAACCGCTTCTCGTGGTCTTCTGACTTTGCTTCCTCGTACTCAGCCTTTTTTTCAGCTTTGTGCTTTGCACGAGCTTCGCGGATTTCGTCATCTTCGCTGGAAGTTCTATCAAAGAATTGATATCCCACTTTTTCCTCCTCACAAACCCCGTTTGTGGATTCGTATAATGACTTAATAGAATTAGTTAATACTTGTATTGTGCTATTCTGCACACTCTGTTGTATCTGAAGGGGGATTTTCAGGCCCCAGGAACCCGCCTCCAGGAAACCAGTTTCAGTCACATAGCTTACAGTCACAACGCGGTTTCCAACCCGTTCTTTACGGGTCAAAATGAAGCCAGCGTCTCGCAATTCTTTCAGTGCGGCTCGTATTGCATCTCTACCCTCAGATACTTCCTTAGACAGCCTGTCGGCGCTAATGGACATATCACTGTTGGCAAAGTAAAATAGGGTTGCTCTAGCCCTTAAAGATAGTTTATTCACCTATATTTTTTAGCCTGTTCCAGTAGCACTCCTGACAGTCTATGCAACTCCTCAATAGACTTTACTAGGTCGAACTCTAATTGTTCTACTGGTGGTTTTATTATTTTAGGTTCAGTAATCTTAGGGGCGGAAATTTCATTTAGGGGGACTAGACCATCGCAAAGGTTCTGAGCTGGGATGCCAGATTCTTTACATTGGACCAAAAGGTCTACGTCGTCCTCTGCCCATAGTAAAAACGCAACTGCGTCTTGACCCTTAAGAAACTCGGTAGCGTCCTTTACAGGGCTGTTAGAAGCCGATTGTGATGCTCCTGGAATTCCTGTGGTCTGTGCGTCATCATGGCAAAAGACCATAATTTCTTTTTTATTTTCTTTAGCGTATTGGGCGGCAAAAATTTGGCTTTTAGTAGGCATCTTTTCATACGCCAAAACTAAAGTGCCTTCTGCACCTTTTGCATAATAGAAGTCCTCCATAAGGGCTTCTGTATTAGCTCTACTACTTTCGCCATTACCAGCGACTAATACAAAGTACATCTAACCTCCTAGTTGGGAGGCACATATTACACGGACTAGCGGTCTTGTCCAACCGCCCTAACTACAGCAGCCTGATAAGTGCTAGTTCTCTCTGCTAGGATAATTAAGAAGGAACCAAGAAACGCCCCAGCCGCAACCTTTACAATAAGTTTTGCGTCAAATACGGGTTCCATAATGATTGCGCCCAAGAAAGAAAACAGTAAAGAAAAGAAAGCGTTTATTGCGCGTCTAGTAACCGCTATGGTTAACAAATCTTTAATAGGTTCTATAAGGACATTAAAAAACGCAGTGAACATTCCTACAAGTAATAAGTTTAACATAGGGGTAGTGTACTACTAATTTGGTTGGGCAAAGAACAGCTCAAAAGTGCTGCCGTAATGCGTCCAATCAGGTAACTTTTTAACTAAACGGCTTTGAACAGCAAAACGGTTTCTATAGTAATGGCTACGAGATTGATTAGCGCTACCTTCCCAGAAAAGGTCACTTAGTTCAGCAACTCCATTACTTCCATCAAAGTAAGAGTTTACAAACGCAGATTTTTCAAAAAGACCAGAGTCAACAACTACTTGGTTACCGTTAGTAGGGCTTCCAGCGCCTGTGGCTGTCCAAGTAATTCCTACTTTAGCTGTTACAGCAGTATCTGGGGCAACATCGCTAACAAAAGGACGAACAAGAGTGCTAGTTGCAGTTAAAGGGTTACCTTGAGTAGTTGATATTAAAGCATTTGTTGAGTCATACCAACTAATATACGGAGTAACTGGGGTAGGAGAATCCCCTAAATCAGTAGCGCAAGCATATATGCTAAACGTATATTGGTTATTAGCAAACACTGGCATAGCACTTGACGTTAGTGTTACTAACCCCGCAGCACTTGCATACATTTCCCCAGCTTCAAGGCTGTTAGTAATTGAACCGTCTACACCCAAAATATCAGCAGGGTCTGCGGTTGCAGCGATAGTTCCGTTTGTGACTGACCACCCATTTTCAGGCGAAGCAAAGTTAGGGTTTATAAGTTCGTTAATTCTATTAGCAATAAGAGTAATCTCTATTTGTCTAGCTTCTTGAAATTCAGAGGGTGTAGTACCAATTTCAAATTGCAAAGCATCAAAGAAATGTTTTTCACCCGATGCAGCACTAGCAATTTTAATATAAGGGATAGCATAAACAGCGGTAGAAGGTGCAGTAGCTGTTACATACCCTTTGGTCCAACTACCAGAAGTATCGCTAATTGAGCTTCCTGCTGTAGAAGAAGAAAGAAAGGTTCCATTTTTATCGTACCAATAAATTTTACTTGTAATAGACCTAGACGTTGTTTCAGTTTGCGCATAAAAACTAAAACAATAAGCAGTAGTTTCTGTAACAGGTATTCCAATTTTAGTTGGGTTACTTCCAGATTGGATAAATTCTATATTCCCACTTCCAGAAGCAGTTACTTGTAAAGTTCCTGTTTTTAAGTTAGGAAAATCTGGTTGCGCTGAAAGTTCATTATAAGGGTCAATAGTTGGACTATCAGTTACTGAATGCCTAGCTAAAGTACAATTAGTTAACGGTGCCCAGGAACCAATAGATTGTTCAAATGAAGAATCGTTTTGGTCTAGCATTAAATTTCTACCCATAGTTATGATGTTGTCATATCCAGCATATGCTTTTACAAATTCATTAGTTCCTGCTTTTGTACCTTTATTTTGATACAAGAGAGCTGCATTTTTTAACAAAATACGAGATTGTTTCATACCAATAGTTGGTTCATAAGCAAACCCATACTGTTGCATAAATGCAGGCAATAACAACCCATTAACATTATCAATATCATACCTATTCATAACATTTTCAGTTTGAGTTTTATAAAGGTCTAATTGAAATGCAAATAATTTTAAAAACCGTTTTAAAAAGTCATTGTTTTTTTCTACAGCAGTATCGTAAGGGACTTGTGAAGTAACAATTGAGGGCAAATAATCGTACATAGTTTCAACTGTCCCGTAGTTTTTTACGGATATACCAATAACATCCCCAGCACGTTGCCAACTATTGTAAGTAGTTTCTCTTACAAATAAGCTGTAGTAATAACAATGCCCTTGTTCAAGCCCAACATTTGAAGGGTACTGTCCAGTGTCTTTATAGAATGTAGGGGTTTCTCCGTTTGTAATTTCAAATAATACGTCTCCGTCATCAGCATTTACTGGAAACCCATACGCGTGGCGTATAAGGCGCATATAATCCCAAGAACCACCAGGGGTAACCCAAGTTAATTGAATAGCTTGATAGTCATAAGGCAAAGAGTTAAACGGGGCAGCAGTAAATTGCGTAAGGGTGTTTGCTCCGTAATACGCTGTGTCGTAATAATCAATACCGTATGTTGACAAGTTACATTCCGCCTAAAAGTAGATTTCCTTCAAATCCTGCGCTTCCACCGCCACCAGATACGTTTACAGCAGTAAAGTTACCTGAAGCGTCAATAGATGCTAATACGGTTCCGTCTTTATCTTGCCATTCTTGTAGATTAGAAGATTGGCTAACTGCACCTTTAACTATTAAACCTATTGTAGAAGCGCTAGTTTGGATGGTGCTACCACCAGCAATTTTTACATATTGGGTATGGGTGTCAGCAACAATGCCTTTTTCAATGTTTGCTAAACGAGCTTTTACAGTTGTGTAATCTGTAGCGGAGTTAGACCATCCGCTTGTTGTGGCAGAGGTTGAATAGGCAGGGGTAGTACCAAGTGTGTTTTCAATAGAAACAACTTCAGCACGAATGCTGTTAGGGTCTACAGCATCAATTAAGTCTACTGTGTTTCTTTTATCAGGACCAAAGTCTTTGATATTTGTTGGGTAACTAGGTGTGAGTGCCATTTATATCCTTAACCTACGATTCCGCCGACAGGAATGATTTTAATAACGCCAGCCACAGGAATTTCATTTACAGCACAAGGGACATTATTTAATCCTGTTGTTGCTATAGACGATACCCATAATTCAGCGCCTGTAGTGGAGCTACTTCCGCCAGCAACTGCTGACATAGTTATAGTTCCAGCCCCCGTATTAATGGACGAAATAGTTGTCCCCGCAGATATAGTTACTGTGCCCGTTTCGTTTAGAGTTGTTGCTATCTTTTGACCAGCAGCCAAGTTTATAAAAGAAGATACATTGCTGATTGTTGCGCTTCCAGAAGCTATATCTCCATTAAATGTAGAATCTGCTCTTGTAAGAAGTGAAACATCAACATAATCTACGCCCTTAACATTAGGGTAAGAAATAGCATTATGGATATATTGAAGAACTACTTGCTCTGAAAATACTACATTGTCAAAATTAAGAATATCTCTAATAGCTGCATAAATACTATTTTCTACATCATGTTGTTTGTATTGAGGAAGAATATAAGCAGTTAAAGTAATGTTAATAGGCACATATTTAGGAGTAGCCACAGTAATTGTGGTAGTTGCTGGGGCTTTGTCAGTTAAATAAGCAAGCAAATCATTTACAGCAGCGGTAAAGGTAGCAGTAGGGTCTCCATTAATATCAACACCAGGAGTACCAAGGCTTGTATCACCAAATGGAGCAATATAAAGAGTGATGTTATTGTAAGAAGAACCAGAATCGGCAATAGCTTTAGCTACTGAAGGTACTTGTACAGAAATAGCTCCAGTATCTTTAAGAGAAATTGCTCTGTTCAAAGCAGTAAGCGCGTAAGGGGCGTTATATCTAATGCTGTCAGTAGTTTCCCTATCAGCACCTCCAGCCGCAGCTGTGCCGTTGTTTACTCTAACTCCAGCCACAACATTGCTTAGTTGGTAAGTAAGGGTGTTAGGGCCAACATTTCCAGCAGCACCAGAACCAATACGATACGTTGCATAAATAGAACTAATTGGTGGAATACGACCGCTAATTCCATCACCAAAGTTGATATATGAAGTGTTGTCTGCATCAGTAGTTACTGTGTAAGAAGGAGTGTTAGAACCAGAGTCAATTAGGTAAGAAACTTCTGTGTAATTAACTCCAGATAAAGTGCTTCCTACAAGTGAGCCTGCAGTTATAGAAGTCGTCTTTGCAATAATTGGTTTCTTGGACAATGTAAATACTTGGTTAGCAGTTCCATCAGAATCCCCAAGATATTCATTAACTATGGTTGTACCTTGAGTAGCGGTTACTGTGCCAGTGCTACTTGCTGCTACCGTAACAGCAGCGTCTGTTTCAAAGATAATTTGAGTAGTTACACCGTTTACTTTTGTAGTTGTTGCCACTTTAGTAAGGGCAGGAATAACAACTACTGAAGCTGTGCTATTAGAAAAGGTAAGAGTGACAGTTGCTGGAGTACCTGGATTAGGGGTATATCCCAACATAGTAGCTAAATTAAGTACAGAGTTTCTTTGGGTTGCTGTTCCAATGAATCCTTCATTAGCCGCACGGTCAACATAATAGTTGAGCATATCTCCCATATAGGCAAAGAGCTCAATTAGGGTAATACCAAAATCTGAAGCATCCGTATTTGTCCATTCAGGAAGCAAATTTGGGATAAGAGAAATCATGTCATCACGAATAGACGCGTAGTCGCGTGAGGTGTAGTCCACCTGAGGTATAAAGTTCGATGCCATTAATACTCCTGAATTATGTCGCCTGAACGGTTAATAACAGCGGTCCTCAAGGAAGCTTGCGATTTTTCCCCACTAGGTAACGTGTAATAAATTGTAACGCTTAAGGTACCCTCTTGCGTATCCATACCCGCCGTAACATTGTTCAGCTTGAGTGCTTTTAGGTAATGTCCAAAGACGTTAGTCACACTATCTGCCACTATGTTGGCAGCATCCCCTGAATTTTCAAACAAAGAGGCTTTAACTATGCCACCAAAATCTGGTCTAAATACTCGCTCCCCTAGCTCTGTCATAACTGCTGCTATAACTCTGCTTTGCCAGATTTTGCCTGGGTCATCGGAAGACAAGATTGAACCTGTGTCATCTATAGAGAAGGGAAGTACTATTGCTCTTTCCATTACTGAACTCCTATCCATACAGGGAAGTTTTTATCTCCGCCTACAAACATAACCCAAACTCCTTGGCTAACATCAGGAACTTTAATATGAACAGAATGGGGGGAGTTTAAAATAACGTGGTGAGTATGGGCGGTTCCAGCAGACGCTGCCCCGCTAGTTAAATTTTCAACGTGAGTATCATGGGTAGAGTAAACCCCAGGAGGTAAGCAAGGTAAAGCCCAATTGCTTACGTTGTCATGGAGAACTTGAGGAACTTTTAAAGTAATACGGTTAAAATTTTCTGGGTCTTCATTGTCATAACAAATACCGTTATAAATTCCATAATAATATTTATTTTCCATAATGGGTATCCAATTTTCTACGAACAACGGCAGACATAGTAGAATCTATTTTTTGAATAGACTTTAAGTTGCCCCCACTATCAGTCCATTGATGGGAAGGCCCAGCTTTTACCGTAGCTTTAGATTGGTTTTTTGCTTTAGATAAAGGCGTTTTTAAAGATTCTTTAACCACTTTACCGCTTTTCTTTAAAGTAGTCTTAGAAACAGCAATTTTTTGTCTAACTCCTGGAGTAATTACTCGTTTAATATTTTTGCTAGGAGCAGATACATTTTTATTATCAGTCCACTTAGCAGATAGTCCTAAAGAGTCGGTTCCAACAATNGCAGTAGTTTTGTATTCTTGTCCTTGAATGTAATGNTCAGTAGACAATATTGTCCAGTAACCAGANTAGGCTTGTCCAACCCCATCTAAAAATACAGGTGAGTCTGGAAGTAAGGCTGGGTTTCCAGGAAAAACAACTTCTCCTCTATATGCGTACCTATTACGCTCATCAGCAGCAGTAGCCTCATATTGAGCAATTTCATATGTAGGAGCTACTACACGAGTTTGGTAAGAATCAAACACAGGTGAAACAGAAATTTTTCTTGTAGGCGTTATAGGGTTTTGGTTAGTTATTGANTGGTCTTGCACAGACTTTACATCTACACCCGAAATAGATACAGTTGCTTTAGCAGCGTCATCAAACGGGATTGATTCACCAACCATAGGTTTAAAAGAATAAATACCAGTAGCTTTTGTTTCTAATCCAGTCATAGACAAATAAGCTGCTTCTTGTCTAGTATCAGTAAATTCTTTAGTTAATGGTTGAAATATAATAGTGGTGTTATTGGCTTTTAAAGAGTAACCATTTTGTTTAGCCAAAGAGACCATAAGTTCCCAATCCGTCATTTCAGCTTGAGATATTTGCTCGTATACACGTTCAGTAGGCTCAACAATGTAAGAAAAGTTATTGCTTTCAGCCAAATCTTTTATAACTTGGTCAGCAGTTACGTTTACCCACATTCTTTGGGATTGTTGTTTAAATACATAAGAGGCACCTATAAGGTGAATATCTACATAGTTTTTATCTGGGGAAATATCAGGGGTAATATGGTGGACATATCCGTTAAATGTTCTAGAGCTTCCTATTCCACGCAAATTAACAACAATAGGAGTGTAAGGGGCAATTGAGTCATAAGTAGGACCCCAATCAATAAATGTAATTTTTGCCATTTCGTGTTCATATCTAGCATGAGTAGATGTAAATTCATACCCTCTAGTTAAAGGAATACTTAAAGTAGGAAATTGAACGTCTAGTAAACTAAACACGAGGAATCCTTAAAACGGTGCCTGGGATTATATTTACAAAGTCTTTAAGGGTAGGATTGTATTCGGCAACAAGCCACCAAAAGTCTGGGCGACCATAGTATTTATGAGAAATTTGGTCTAAACGCTCGCCTTCAACATAAACATGCTCCCACCAACTTACGGTGTTTGGGTTATCAAATTCATAATAAACAATAGGAAACGAATCTCCATCAACAGTGTAAGTAAAGTAATCAACCAACTGTGTATAGTATCTAGAATTTTGATATATCATGCTGTTGTCGTTCCNTTATTTGTTGTAGGTTGAATATTAGCGCGTAAATCTACAGTAATAGAAACATCGCTACGTATAGGAANAAGGTCCCTAGTAAATGCAAGGTGAGTTACACTTGCGCTAGAAACTACCCCTACAAATTTTTGATTACCTAAATCCAGTCTAATTAAGGATGGCATTAAGTAACCGATGTTAGAAGTAGCACGACCACCAATACCCTTCCAACCATCGCCATTGATTACCCTATATAGGTATTCTAAATCAGATTCCGTACCGTAAGTAAGTAGGTCTTTTATTTTATCTTCTACATTAGTTGTAAAGTTTTGGTCTGAACCAAAAGGTTGTCCAACCCTGTAGTATTTAGCAATTTGTTGAATATTGCCGTAGGTGTAATTCATAATTTTAACTTCTTTATTTAAAGCAGCTTGAGCAGAAGATACAATTTTATTTGCTGCAACAGCTTCTTTACTGGTCCCAGTTATGGTAGGAAGAGGGGGAAGATTAGTTACCAAATCTTCTATAGTAAATGCTTTAGCACAAGCAAAGTCATTAGTTCTATCTAGGCGTAAAGTAAAGTTCATAGTTGAGTTAGCAGCGGCAAAGCCTGTAAGAGCAACCGTAGGGTCAGAACCACTAGGGGTAACGCTCATGTTTACACTTGTGTTTTGTGTAAATGTTTCTGGATTCCATATAAA